ATGAGGAAAGGAAATAGACGGCTGAACTTCACGGACCGCCAGACCATTGAGAGGATGCACGCAGCAGGGGTAAAGGTTTCTGCCATTGCGGATGAAGTGGGAGTGCATAGGGCAACTATCTACAATGAATTGAAACGTGGTGGGGAGCCTTACCGGGCAGAGGTAGCACAGAAAGCATTATAGGCCAGGCGGCAGCAGGGCAGAAAGTGAGGAACTTAATAGAATGAACGAAGCAGAACGGGAAAGAGAGTTCGAGGAATTTAAAGAAAAAAAGAAACTGAAAAAGGCACAGATGACGGCCATGCAGAATTTACCCTACAACATAAAGGTTAGGCGTGCGGAAATCCGGGCACATGAATTTATTTCAACTTTGGACGGCATGGGGTTGGAAGCCCATGTGTCAGTTGGCGGCCTGGATAGTATTACACTTTTATATTTTTTACGGTCAATCGGTATAAATGTTCCGGCCATATCCGTTTCGAGCCTGGAAGATAAGAGCATCCAAAAAATCCATAAGGAAATAGGGGTCATTTCGTTAAGTCCAGGGAAAAGCAAAACACAGATTCTTAATGAGTTTGGATTTCCAGTAATTAGTAAAAGGATAGCCGGGAAGATTGAAACATTGCAGCATCCAACGGAGAAAAATAAAACGGTCCGCCATGCAATAATAACCGGGGAATGTGGGGCACAAGGACATTTCGCAAAGAACAGCCGTATGAAATTACCTCAAAAGTGGCTTGAATTATTTGCAGGATATGAGAATGAAAATGAGGACGTAAACTATAAGATTGCCCCGTTTCTTGTATCAAATAAATGCTGCCTTTACATGAAAGAACAGCCTTGTGATAAATGGGCCAAGGAACACAATAGCAAGCCATTCCTGGGACTTATGGCATCAGAGGGCGGACAACGTGAGGATGCACTTGTGGAGCATGGATGTAATTATTTTGGAAAAAATGTCATCCGTTCCGCACCATTCGCCCCATTTTTAAGGCAAGACCTTTTACAGCTTGCCATTGACTTGAAAGTGCCAGTGCCGGAAATATACGGAAGTATTGAAAGAAAGGCAGATGGAACCCTTTACACAACAAAGGCACAACGTACCGGGTGCAGTATGTGCGGATTTGGGGTACATATGGAAAAACGGCCACATAGATTTGACTTGCTAAGGGCACGGAATCCCAAAGAGTGGGATTTCTGGATGTATAGATGTTGCACAGACCCTAAGACGGGGGGGAAGTTCGGATGGGGCCGTGTACTGGACTACATAGGAGTGGAATGGGAAGATGAATACTTCCCGGAGCCGGAGCAGATGACAATTTTAGATTTTATGGAATAAGCACCACCCAGGGCGGCATCCATACCGCCCGGCAACTAAAACGGCCATGCCAACCATGGGCGGCGTGAGGGTCCAAAGCCCCTATAAACTGTTGATGGGTTGCACTGGTGCAAAAAGTACCTACCAGGGAAGCATACACGCCTATTCTTCCCAGGTGGGCCGGGAACTAGAAAACCATGCCACGCCCCGGTGAAGTTATCCGGCGTTTAAAAGGTTGTACGACAACACCCGGTATATTGCAAGCTGTCATCCTATAAGCCGTAGGGCGTGATACGGACGGATGGCCGCTTGCGGTATGCGAAAACCAGAAAGGAGCGGTAAACGTGGCGGATAAAATCAGATGTAAAGATTGTGAGCATTGCAAAGATTTTAGAAAAGTAGGCAATACAAGAGCGAGTTTTTCATGTGAACATCCAAACCAGAAATATATTTTGAATTATTTCAATGAACATAGAATACAGAAAATGCCGGGATTTCTAGGATATGGCAAACCGTATTCGAGAGAAGTTCCCATAAAAACATCCCCGGCGTGGTGCCCAAAGAAAAAGAAAGAGGGCAGGAAATAGCCGCTTACATCTATAAGCAAATAACAGAAAGCGAGGGTTTAAGCATGAAAATCATGTTAAAAAGGGACACCGATTTGAAAGACCTTGAAACAAAGGTAAATGAAAACCTGGCCGCCCTGGAAGCAGACGGGGCGGAGATAATGGGAATTGAGCATGGAACGGAAACCTTGCCCGTCATCCGTGGAAAGGAGATTGCAGACTATAGGACTTCTTACACGGTGATGATTGTCTACGAACCGTCCAGGCCGGGGGCGTTGAAATGAACGCCGGGTTGACATTGGGAAGCCTTTTTGACGGGATAGCCGGGTTTCCCCTGGCAGCAGGGCGGCACGGCATCAAGACCGTATGGACAAGCGAGATAGAGCCGAACTGTATAGACATAGCAGGGCGGCATTTCCCGGATGCCGTGAACCTGGGGGACATTACCGGGATAAAAGGCGGAGAAATCCCCGTGGTGGATATTATCAGTTTCGGAAGCCCTTGCCAGGATTTAAGCGTGGCCGGGAAGCAGACGGGGCTTGACGGTTCCCGTTCCGGCCTATTCATGGAAGCCGTGCGGATTATACGGGAAATGAGGGAAAAGACAGATGGAGAATATCCAAAGTATATCATATGGGAAAATGTGGCCGGGGCTTTTTCAAGCAATAAGGGAGAGGATTTCCGCCGGGTCCTGGAAGAAATCACAGAAGCCAGTATTCCAATGCCTACAAGTGGGAAATGGGCATCCGCCGGATTGGTTGGAATTGAGGAACCAGGGGGGGATTTGCGGACAGTCGCATGGCGGCAGCTTGACGCACAGTTTTGGGGAGTTCCCCAACGTAGAAAAAGAATCTACCTTGTCACAGATTTTAGAAATGGACGTGCCGGACAAATACTTTTTGAGTGCGAAAGCGTGTTGGGGTATTCTGTCACGGGCCGAGAAGAGGGAAAAGGAAGTTCCGACAATCCTAAAGATAGCCCTATTGGAGAGGATAGCGGAGGACTGGCAGAGGAACCAGGCGGACAAATGAAACTGGATTTCGGCAGGACGGCGGATAGGATTTACATAAACGCCACGAAGAGCGTAACCCTTATGGGGAGGGCAAGGGGCGGAGGTGGAAAGACTGGCCTTTACTTGCTTCCCGTCTATACCATAGCCGGAAACGTCATTGGCCGGGATGCAAAGCACGGCGGAAATCAATTAGGGATAAACCAGGACGTTGCCCCAACGCTTACAAGCACGGACCGGCACGCCGTAGCCTATACACAAAGCGGTTATGCAGAGTTCAAGGAGGGCGTGGGGACCATAAAAAAGAGCCGTGGGGCAGCAGGGGGAGGAAGTGAAACCCTTGCCGTGATAATTGAGCGGATTGCCGCAGCGGTAAAGTACCGGGTTCGCCGCCTTACGCCGCTTGAATGTGAACGCCTGGACGGGTTCCCGGACTATTGGACAAGGTACGGGGCATCCGGCAGGGAAATGTCAGACAATGCCCGTTACATGGCCCTGGGAAACAGTATTGCGGTCCCGTGTGCAGAGCGTGTATTTATCGGCATAATCAAAGCGGAAAGCGAGGGTGGAAACCATGGTGGTACGGGAGTTCCTGGAATTGATATGCAATTCGGATAATCTGCTGATAGTACGGGATGCCAAAAGCGAAGCAGGGCAGGAAACCATATACAAAGGGTATAAGGCATTGTTGACACATGACCCCGTAGCGGATGCCGTCCTGGATGCCCAGGTGAAACGGTTTAGGGCATCCCCGGAAATCCGGCATAAGGAATGGAAAGACCGGGGACTGATGCCGCCAATGGAGCCGGAGAAAACGCCGGATTTCCGCTTTTCTGATTTGCAGATGACCCTATATTACAAAATCATCATTTAGGAGGAATGAAAGATGGCGGAAATGAAAGTAAAGGTGGAAATAACCGACTGGCCGGAGTTCAAGGAAAAGATTGCCAGGATAAAAAAGGTTATGCAGCGGCGTGCCTGGATAAACGGCCAGAGGGCCAGGAAAGCGAGGAAAAGAGGATGGACAGATTAAAGGCGGCGGAAGCAAATTATAAAAGCTATACGCCTATCAATGGAGTGGTGGAGCCGGATTTTCTGGAATATCTCAAAGAAACATTCCGAAAGTGGCAGCAGTACCACAAAGAGGGCGTGACGTTGGGCAGCCGTGAGATTGCGAAGCTGTCAAACATGGTGGCCGGGGCAAGGCTTAATTCCCGTTTTGGGTTTGAGAAACTGGCAAAGCGTTTCACGGAGGAAGAGGGGGAAGAGTGGTTCTCCCTGCTGATTTATAAGAACCGGGAAGAACTGGAAATTGATGCAGAGCCTTTATATTGTTTTGCATCCAGGATTCACAGATAGAAAGAGAGGATAAGGGCATGGGATTATTAGATGGATTCACAGGTGACGGCACCGTGGACATGAAGTACATGGAATTTTACAAACTTATGAGGGAAGCGGCAAAGGCGGAGTTAATGGAAAATGCGGCCAGGTGCAACGTGCCCCATGAGTATATCCGGGAAATGCTTACCGGGAAGATGGAAGCCCCGGAGATTCTGCCGGAAACAGAAGTACACCCGGACTATGAGATTGAGAGCATGATTACTTCCGCCAGGCGTTTCTTGCGTATGCTGCCGGATGAAGAGCGGTTGGAAAAGGGCGTGGAAACCTTAAAAAATATCGTGGAACTGGCAGAACGGGAACGGCTTAATGAAATCATCCTGGACAATGCGGAAAAGTTAAAGGCCAGGGAAGCCGCCGGGGAAAAGAGGGTGCCGGAAACATGGAGTTGTGAAACGTGCTTCCACTACAGAAAGGGAAAGAAACTTCCTATCTGCGGAGGGTGCGAGGACGGGAGCAGATACACGCCTATGGATGCCGGGCAGCAGGACCAGGACACGGACGGGGAAAGGGAGGATGGAAGCCATGGCAATGAATGAGTTAAGGGCAGAGGTTGAAGCCGCCGCCCAGGCAGAACTGAACCGGGCAAACGAAAGGTTCCCTTTATTCAATAGCCGCCATGAGGGTTACGCCGTGACCCTGGGGAAGATGGAGGAAGCCAAGGAAGCCCTGGACAATGCGGAATCTTCCCTTGCCGTGTTATGGGACGGCGTAAGAGGGAAAAAGATAGCTTGTTTCCTGGTGGAAGATGCAAAGCCAATGGCAATATACCGCCAGGCCGTGGATGCCGCTTGTGAAATGGTCCAGGTGGCGGCCATGCTGTTGAAATATGAAATGAGC